CTAAAATTGAAGATGCTTTGGCAATATCAATGGAAAAATTATTAGACTTTACAATTAAAGAAAACTTTAAATAATGGCAGTTACAATTCAAAATACTTTTAATGATGTTGTGGCATTACAAAAACCGTTAGTATTAACTGCATCTTCTACCAACACATCAGAGCCTAAATTTAGGTATGTTATGACGTTAGACGTTAATGGTGTTGAGGTTATAAAAGTTAAACAGCAAGCCAACTCAAATGATTATGTTCATTTTGACCTTTACCAAATAATTAAAGACTACTTTGAAACTAAATATTTGGATGGAGGCACTGAAATTCATAAAATAATTACAACGGTAGATGGAGATGATACGGCTTTATTTATTGAGATAGATGTTTATGAAGAATATGCAGATAGTTCCATATTAGACCCTATTGAAAGACCTCTTAGCGCAGCCACAACTTCATTTATAGCAATAAACACTACTTACCAATTTAAGGATGGAGTAACACCAACTTTAGCAGGTATTTATGAATTTAATAATGATACAACCGAGATTCAATGGCTAACAAATATGCCAACAAGACTTAAAACAAGGGCAGGTGAGTATCAAACGGCTGCAATTTTAGCAAGTGATTTTAGAGGAGCAGTTAGCACTTCTTTAAGATATAGCATTACTTTTTATGAAGCTGATGGCACTCAAATATCCACAGCAAACATAACAAGAGCAACTATTGGAATGGCTAATTTTGTGGCGACTAAATCAGCTGTAAATGCAGGGGTGTTATATCAATTTATTCCTATTGGTTATCAAAACTTAGAAGATCAAAGTTTTAATACAAGCATAAGGCCAAGCACTCAAGCAAATTTGGCTTATTACACAATTAATATTTTTGATAATTCAGGCGATTATATTACCAAAACTTATAGATTTGATATTGCAGACTGCTCAAAATACTCACCTATTCAATTAGCTTGGGTTAATGCTTTAGGTGCTTGGGATTATTACACATTTGAGTTAGCCCACACCGAAAAGTTAAACATTCAAAGAGAAACATTTAGAAAGCCTTATGGTAATTGGGGGGCAGGTGCAACTTACACTTATAGTCAATATGAAAGCGGTGATACCATTTACAAGATTGAAGCAGATAAACAATACACTGTTAATTCAGATTGGTTAAATGATTCGGATTTTGAATGGTTGCAAGAATTATTAATGAGCAAAGAGGTACAATTTGTAAACGAAAACGGGAATTTTACACCTGTAATTATTACCGATACCGATTATGAGTTTAAACAGGATGTAAATAATAAGTTGAATAATTTACAATTGACTTTTAAATTAGCCCACAAAATTAAATAGATGAAAATTAAAAAATATTTTGTTAATTAATGATTCAAGTTATAGCATATAACCAATCAACAGATGCAGCCAATTATTTAGATATTGATGCGGATGAAGATATTTCTTTAAACTTTCAGGTTTCAGAGGTTCAAGATTTTAGCAGCAGAAAGTCAAGTAGAAGTAATTCATTTAGCTTGCCATTTACCGATACAAACAATAAATTCTTTAACCACCTTTATAACGTTAATTTAGCAACAGGTTCATTTAATATTTACCAAAAAACTAAATGTGAATTACAAGTTGATAGTTTAACGCAAATACAAGGCTATTTATATGTTGAAAGTGTAAACCTATTAACCGAACGTTATGAGGTTGTTGTAATTGGTGAAACGGGAAACTTAAAAGATGAGTTAGGCGAAAAGAAGCTTCAAGATTTAGATGAAACTTGGCAAAATACATTTGCTCATAATTTAACTTATAATAACATAGTTAATAGTTGGGATGATAATATTACATACATATCGGCAGGTGCTGACCAAAGCGTAATTAAATACCCTTTTATAAATTGGGGTATAGATAACAAAGTATGGACATTAGGCGGTAATAATACAAATGATATTATTCAATCAACGGGAGCAATTAAAGAGTATGAATTTAAACCTGCAATAAAATTAGTTACATTATTTGATAAAATATTTTCAGATGCAGGTTATTCTTATGATAGCCAATTTTTTTCAACATCGGGGTTTAATATTTATGATACTTACATAACACTTGCACCACAACACAGTGTTGTTAAATATAGAATAACAAATAATGGGTTTAAGGCAATACAAACGGCAGATTTACAAATATCAACAAACACTGCTTTTGATATGCCATTTAATAATGATTCAACAGGTGGTGCTTATGATACAAATAATAATTATGATAATGTAAATTATCAATACACAGCACCAAGACAGGGTACATACGCATTTAAAATTAAAGCCTTTGTTGAGTTTACCCGTAATGATGCAGCAAGTCAATTTTCCGCTATTTATAATTTTGATATTGCTGTCAATAATACAAGTTATAAAACAAGTCAAAATTACTTTATTGCTAACGTTGTTGATGGTGGTACTACTACTCAAGAAATTGATTTAATATTTTATTTAAATTTAAATGTGGGCAGCGTTGTAAAAATGCAAATAACAGCAATTGACCCTTCTCCGCCATTAACATTATATTTAAAAGAAAATTCATACTTTGAATTATTAAAGCAACCAAATACACCAACAGGTGAAACAATTTATTTGCAAGATAATATGCCTGATGAATTTCAGATTGACTTTTTAAAATCAATCTTTGAGCATTTTAATATGTTTGTTGAGCCTAAGCAAGATAATCCAAAAGAATTAATTATTGACCCTTACCCAATTTATATGGATAGGGGAACAACTTTAGATTGGACTGATAAACTTGACGAATCAAAAGAAATTCAAATAATACCAACCACCAATTTTAGAAAATCTAAATTGACTTGGGAATGGCGAGAAGATAAAAACTATTTATCAACTTATAGAAGGGATTTTTCAAAGAAGCCGTATGGTTCATTTATCTACGAAGATGAAAGCGATTTGGTAGAGGGTGAATATAAAAACAAAACAATATTTTCAGAGCCTACCAATAGGTTAATAAATATTAGTGGCACAACTCAAATTTATGAGTTATGCGTGATGGATTTAACAGCACGTCAAAGTGATGGAAAAATAGCAGTTTTAAAGGGCAATCCAAGAATATTCTTTTTTAAAAAGAAAACAATACAAGGGGCAACAATAAAATTATATGATGAAGCCACAACCACATTTAATACTTTAGATACTTATGGTTATGCAGGGCATTATTCAGACGTACCTGCAACAAGTGGTGTATTTAATTTAAATTGGTCAGACACCTATTCAGGGATTTATAATTTTGATGTTTGGGTTGATTCAGCCACCGAAAATACACCGTTTACTTTATATTGGAAACAATATTTAAATGAAATTTACACAAGTGAGGCAAGAATGATTAAGGCATATTTTAACCTTAATTCAGTTGATATTCACAACCTAAGATTCAATAACAAAATATTTGTTAAGGATACTTTTTACCGAATTAACTCAATTCAAAACTATAAAGTAAACGAAACACAGTCAACAATGGTTGAGTTGATTAAGTTAGGTGTTGGCAATGCAGGCTTAGGTAATAAATGTGCTTTAATTATAGATTCATTTAATGTAAATGGCACTGTAACATTTAACAATTCAGAAACAGGTGCAGGTGCAGCCGCAAATAAAGATTGCTGCGAGGCTTACGGATATAGTTGGCAGGCAGAAGGTGATGAGGGTATTTGCTATTGGAAACCACCAACAGATAATGGTGACCCGTTTGCACCACAAGGATTAGATGCACCCGAAGGAGGATAATTATGATAACAGAAACTTTAGAATTATTAAGCAAGATTAAGAAGCCACCAAAGAAGGCAAGCAAAGAATTAAAATTTGCATTTGGTAACGAGTACCTGCCTTTTTCGTTTAGAGATATGTTTAGACACTTAAAAAAAATATTGTGAAAACAGTTCAAGTAGTAATCGAAGTAGATAGTAAAAATGCAGAAAAAAATTTATCTGAGGTAAATGAGCAATTAAATATACAAAGAAAAGTATTAATAGATTTAGAAAAAGAATTACTTAAAACAGAATCAACTCAAAAATCTACATCAAAAACTAATTTAACAGCACAAAAAGAATTAACGGAAAAAATAAAAAATTTAAAAAATGAAATTAAGCTTGAAAATTTAGCCTTAAAAGATTTAAACCAACAAAAAAGGCAAAATATATCTGTTATTAATGATTATAACGAACAACAAGCAAATTCCACAACATTAATAAGAGGTTTAGATGAATTTACAGGTGGTTATGCAAGTAGTCTTAAAGATGTTTTTAATGGATTTCAAGAAAGCTCTAAAGGAGTTAAATTTTTTATTAGCAGTTTAAGTAATATGCAAAAAGCTCTAATTGCTACAGGCATAGGGGCATTAGTTGTTACTTTAGGTGTTATTGCTGCAAATTGGGATAAAATAAGTAATGCAGTATTAAACGCAACAGGAAAGAATCAAGATTATTTAAATGCCGCAGAAAAGGTAAGGTTAGAAGAAGAATCTAAATTAAAAATATTAGAAAGCCAACAAAATATTTTAGCACTACAAGGCTACACAGAAGAACAAATTTTAGAAATTAGAAAAAAGCAATCTGAACAAACCTTAAAAGCTATACAAGATGAATTAGCAGCAAAGAAAAAAGCACAAGCTGAAGAAATTGGATTCATAGTTTCAATGAAAGCTTTAGCAGACCAAGTTGGATTAGGCTTTTTAGCTAACTTTTTCTTAGGAGATGAGGAAGAAAGAGAAGAAAATGAAAAAGCAATCAAATCTCAAGAACAAGAGGTAATTTCATTAATGGATAAAATTGCATCAATGCAATTAAAATTAAATGAAATAAAAAAAGATGGGGAACAGGCTACAAAAGAAATGTTTGATGAGTTTAACAAGCAAGATGTAGAGGATGATGATTTTCAGAAAGACATTGATAGACTTAATAAGATTTATGAATATGAGCAGGCTTCAAGTGATAGAAGAATTTTTAGTAAAGAACAAGAGGCAGATATAATTACAAACCTTGAAGCAAAAACAGCAGAAGAACTTTTAAAACAGCAACAAGATGCAGCAAAAAAAGAAGCAGCAATAGAAGAAGGTAAAAAAAGAAATAAGGAAATGAACGCTTTAAATGCGGCTAATACCATCTTAGGAATTAATTCTTTATTTGAAGGCAAAACAGAAGAAGAGCAAAAAGCAGCATTTGAAAGAACAAAAAAATTAAACATAGCAGCAGCTTTAGTTGAAACTTATTTAGCAGCACAAAAAGCATTTACTTCTCAAATTATACCTTTAGACCCAACTTCACCCGTTAGGGGTGGATTAGCGGCAGCAGCAGCAGTTGCAGCGGGTTTAGGTAGAGTTAATCAAATCAGAAAGCAAAAGTTTTCAGGAGGCGGTGGAGGTGGTGGCCCAACACCTATTTCAATAGGTTCAATAGGTGGCAGCGGAAACGGTTCAGCAGGCGTAGGCTTTAACCCATCAACACCAACAATAACTGCAATACCAACATCAAGCCAAATAGCAGCACAAGGTGGGCAGCAAAGCAATGTTAGAGCCTATGTAGTGCAAACAGATATAAACAACCAAACAGCGTTAGATAAAAGAATCAATCAAAGAGCAACATTATGACACAAATAGTAGAATTAATATTAGACGAAGAAGAAGAGGGCGGAATCTATGCAATTAGCATAGTAGATATGCCTGCAATAGAAAGTAATTTTATAGCCCTTTCAGAAGATAAAAAGACAAAGTATAGTTTAGCCCAAGTTGATAACGAGCAAAGGTTATTGGTTGGGGCTGCATTGATACCTAACAAGCAAATTTTTAGAAAGGATGCAGAGGACAATGAGTTTTATGTTTATTTTTCTAAAGATACGGTTAAAAAGGCGGCTTATAGATTCTTAAAAAGCAATGCACACCATAACCACACCTTACAACATCAAGAAGAAATTGAGGGGCTTTATGTGGCTGAAAGTTGGATAGTTGAATCAGAGCAAGACAAGTCAAGAAAATACGGGTTAAATGTACCAATAGGCACTTGGATGGTTGCGGTTAAAGTAGATAATGAACAAATTTGGAATGAGCAAATAAAAAGCGGTAACGCTAAAGGTTTTAGCATAGAGGCTTATTTTGCAAATAAATTAGGAAGCATTAAACAGAGTGTTGATGACGTTGTAATTGAATCCGCCCAACTTTTAAATAAAATGCTAAATTTGTAGAAACTAAATAACTAAATATGAATATAACCAACGATTTAAAACCATTAGGAATTGATGACGTGGCTAACAGTAGTTGGTTTTACGAAAAGAATTGGTTAATTGTTGGCACAGGTCACAGCATTGAGAAATGGACACCTGAATTAAAACAGGAATATAATATTTGGACTATAAATGCGGCGATTAGCCATACAAAGTACGCAGATATTGCGGCAATTCACGACCAAGTTATCTACTACGACATTAAAAAGTTTATTCAAAACAATTTTGATTATAGATATATCTTAACCCGAACACCAAACATTCAAAAACAGCCTAACACTTGTTACGTTCAGTTAGAATGTGATACAAAATATAGGGATTTGGGGTTAAAACAATACCCACGTTTAAATAGTAGTGCCTTTGCATTTAGGTTTTTAGGTGAACGTTTTAAAAATATCTACTCAATTGGTATTGATGGAGGCAATAAAGTAAGTGAATTAATGCCTGACTTTTACCAAAACCACGAAAACGGGCAGAATTTTGATGCCCATAACGGTTTTATACCTATATTTAAAAAGGAATTTGGATTTAATCATATAAAATTATGAGTGAAAAAGAGCATTTCGGCAGGCCATTTGGCAGCTTTAAAGTTTCAGTTGAGCAAATAAAAGCTGAATGGAACAAGTATATTGACTATTGTTCTAAGTTTAAGGTTGAACACCCAACAGGAAGCGGTAAAGTAGTTGAGGTTAGAAAGCCAAGAGTGCCAACAATAGGTGAGTTCATTGAGCGTTTAGACATTTGCTACTACACTTGGGAGAAATTCACCTTAGAAGAAAGCCACAAAGAGTTTAAAGAAACGGTTAGCAAGATTAACGAGATAATTCAGAACAGAAAAGTGTCTGCATTATTAAACGGTGAAGGCAACACAACAGGTTTAATATTCGATTTAAAGGCTAACTACGGTTGGAAGGATAAACAAACGGTTGAGCATACAGGCGATACAGATAATCAATTAGTGGTTAGGGTTATTGATGGAACTCAAAACAAATAAAGTATTTTGGCATCTTGAAAACTCAAAGAGCAAGTATGTAATTGAGCAAGGTGGCACAAGGTCCGGCAAGACTTATAATATTTTAATTTGGCTAGTTTATTATGCTAATTTACACAAGGGTAAAACCATTACCATTTGTCGTAAATCATTTCCATCATTAAGGGGTTCAGTGTATCGAGATTTTATAGAGATACTTCAAAATGCAGATTTATATGATGAATCTTTGCATAACAAAACAGAAAACATTTACCGATTAAACGGAAACCTTTTTGAATTTATTTCAGTAGACCAAGCCCAAAAAATCAGAGGCCGTAAAAGAAATATACTATTTATAAATGAGGCCAATGAAATAAACTACGAAGAGTTTTTTCAGTTGGATATTAGAACAACCGACAAAGTTATAATTGACTACAACCCATCAGAAGATTTTTGGGTTGAGGATATTAAAAAACAAAATGAGTGCGATTTCTTTATTACTACTTATTTAGACAATCCATTTTTACCTAAAGAATTAATTGAAAAAATTGAAAGGATAAAAGACCAAGATGAAAACTATTGGCGAGTTTACGGTTTAGGGTTAAAAGGATTTATAGAGGGACAAATATTTGCTAATTTTAATGAAGTTGATAAATGGCCTGAATGCAAATGGGCGGCTGCAGGATTAGATTTTGGCTATACGAATGACCCAACCGCTTTAATTAAATTTGGAATGTTTGAGGGTGAAATATATCTTCAAGAATTATTATACCAAACAGGTTTAACAAATCAAGAAATAGGCAACTATTTAAAAAGTTTTAACATTGATAGGCGGATGGAAATAATTTGCGATTCAGCCGAGCCAAAGAGTATTCAAGAAATCTATTTAATGGGTTTTAACGCTAAAGGAGTTATAAAAGGTGCTGACAGTATCAAGAATGGAATTGATATCTTAAAACGTCACAAAATAAACATAGTTAAAGGCTCACCAAATATTATTAAAGAGTTTAGGAATTACAAATGGCAAAAGGATAAAAACGGTAATATGATAAACAAACCGATTGACTTTTACAACCATGCTTGCGATGCAATTAGATATGTAGCATTAACTAAATTACAAATTGAAAACAAAGGTAAATATATTATAGGATGAGAATACTAACAGCAGCAACAATGAAAGGGGCGATAAATTACCACAGGTTAATTAGCCCGCATATTATGTTAAAGGCGGCTTACCCCGACACCGAAATTTTAACCACCGTAAGTCAATCTTCAATTTTAAACACTGATTTAAATAAAATTGATATGATAATTTTTACAAGGTTTATTGCCTTTAAAGAAATTGAAAGAATAACAGATTGGTTGAGAAAAAAAGCACATGTAAAATTAGTGTTAGATATTGATGACTATTGGAAGTTAGACGACCATCATATTTTAAGCCATTTATACAATAAAGACTTTGAAGAACAAACAATAAAAACTTTTAGATGTGTTGACCATATAATTACCACCAATAAAAGGTTGGCTAAAATGATTAAACCTTATAATAAAAGAGTTACGGTAATACCCAACATAATTAACACCGATGAAATGCAATGGAAGCCATCGCCAAAAAGAAAAGGCAAGGTTAAAATATCTTTCTTTGGAGGTGAAACACATTTTGAGGATTTGAAATTTAGCAAGGTAGATTACAGCAAACTAAATGCGGTGGCCTATGTTGAAAAATACAAAGAATTAGGCTTTCAAATTGAGCAACCAAAAGACGAATGGACATACGGCACTTTATTTGATGACACCGACATTTCAATTGCTCCTTTATTACCCACAAAGTTTAACAGTTGCAAATCAAATTTAAAAGTAGTTGAGGCGGGTGTAAAGGGCAAGTTAATTTGCACCACCAAAACACCACCATATTTAGATTTTCAAAGCGAAAACATTATTTACTTTGAGCCAAATGAAGATTGGACAGATAAATTAACATTACTTTTAAAAGACCGAGCAAGCGTTGAGCAAATTTCTAAACGATTGCAAGAGGAAATTTTAGACCATTACAACCCACATAGATGGACAAAATTCAGAATGGATTTGTATAAATCAATTTTATAACATTTTGTAAAATACAATTTGTTATATTTGTATTGTGAATTTTTAAAATTCATTATGATTTTTTGTAATATTAAAAGCTCAAAGGCGTCCCTCCTTTGGGCTTTTTTGTTTCTAAATGCAACACAAGCCCATTTATTTAGTTATTAGGTTAAGCAATAATTAAAAAATGGCAGAAAAAAATATCAAAGAAACTATTGGTGAGTACCTTTTAAAATTAGGACATCAATTAACCAATACAGATGAAAACGGCCTTAAACCTGAAGAAGCCGCACTAGTTCACGAAGTAAAATTCATGGTTGAATCAATGCTTGAAGATGGTGTTACTAACATCGCTTCACCTGCCGATGAATGGGCAGCAGGCGTTGAAGTATTTATTATGGCAGATGGCGAGCAAATGCCGTTACCTGTTGGTGAATACGTTTTGGCAGATGGTTCAATGTTGGTTGTAGAAAATGACGGAATCGTTGCAAACTACACACCTGCAAATGTTGAAGAAGAAAGCACAAATGTTGAGCAAGATGCAAACGCAGTAGCAGAAGCAGCCCCAACACAAAGCCCACAAGCAAAAGCAATCATTGAAAGCGTGGTTAAAGAAACCAAGTTTGAAGCTGAAAAAGAAATTGAATCATTAAAGGCTGAATTATCAACTTTAAAAGGTTTGATTGATGAGAAATTTTCAGCCGTTGCAGGTTCAGTAGATGTAATTACAAATGAGTTGGTAGAATTATCTAAACCAATGGACAAGGTAAAACACAGCCCTGAAAAAAACACAGTGAAACAAATAACAAAAGACGATTTATTAAAAATGTCTTTAAGTCAAAGAA